ACAATTTACCTATTGACATAAGAGTTACTGGTGGTACTTATAATTCTGGAACTAGTTCAATTATATTCACTAATAATACTGGTGGTACATTTAGTGTTACTGGGTTTACTGGTGGGGGTGGTGAAATAAACACAGCATCAAATTTGGGTTCTGGTACTGGATTATTTGCACAGAAATCAGTTGCTGATTTACAATTTAAGTCTTTGACATCTACTGGTGGTACCGTTACAATTAGTAATGATTCAACAACTGTTAATTTAGAAGCAGTTTCATCTAGTTTTACTGGTGGTACGGTAAATGGTGCTACTAATTTTACCAACGGTTTAACCGCTAACACCACATCAACACAAAATATTCAAATCACATCTGGTGCAACACCTGGTTATTTTTTAACAACTGATGGTTCTGGTAACGCAAAATGGTCGCCTATTGATACACCTTCAAACGAATTAGACCCTGTATTGTCGATTACTGGGGCAACACCAACAGCTTCTGTTGGCGATAGGTACCTTATTAGTGGTGGTACTGGTATATGGAGCGGTAGAGGTAATCAGATTGCAGAATACACAGGCGAAACATCACCAAATTGGTCATATACAGAACCAACAATAGATGATATTGTTTATGTGACTGACACATTAGTCACATATTATTATAATGGTACTAATTGGATTCCTTGGAGAGGAACAGCAATACTTCAAAATGGAAATAGTTTAACTACTTCAGTTAATATTGGAAGTAATAATAATCAAAATTTAACATTTAGAACATCTGGTCAAACAAGAATGACCGTCACATCTGGAGGTAATGTCGGTATTGGAACAACAGTACCTATTTTCCCTTTAGATATTAGGTCTAATGAAGTTAGAATTACTGGTGCAACATTTGATGGGGCGTTAAGAATACGATGGGGTGCAAATAACGCATTAGATTTTTTTCACACAGGTATCGGTACTTTGTTTGGTGCGGGACCATCTAATCGTGTTACTTTTGGTGACCAAGAATTAGTGGCTTTGAAAAGAGGTGGTAGATTTGCGTCTGATCAACCTGGTAACCCATTTGGGTTATGGGTTTCTGGGTTACCAGTAATGCCTTCTGGTAGTACAATTGATTTACCATCGATACTAATCGCACCAACTATAAATCATAATTCATTTTATTCTGGTATTACTAGAGGGATTTACTATAATCCAACTGTAACATCTTTGGGTTCTATAAATATTCATAGAGCAATTGAAACAACAAGTGGTGATTTATTATTTAGTAATACATCATTAACTGCAATAACAAGAACAGGAGGTATTAATATAATTAGTGGTAGTACAAATAACGATATGTTACGTATTGCACAAACTGGGAATGGAAACGCGTTTGTTGTTGAGGATGACACCAATCCAGATTCATCGCCATTTGTTGTAACGTCAACTGGTAATGTGTGTATTGGTTTAACGCAACCATTGGGTAGTGATAAATTAACGGTTAGTGGTAACACTAGTGTTTATGGTACATTGTCTGGTTCGTCTATTAGTGGTGTTTATGTTTCACCATATGTTACAATAGGTGCAGCATATACAGCTACAACAGCAAATTCAACAATTGAGGTTTCGGGTGGTACTTTTACATTATCTTTGTACACAGCAGTTGGTAATAGTGGAAGAACTATTTATATAAAAAATTCTGGTAGTGGTCTAGTAACTGTAGATGCTAATGCTTCTGAAACAATTGATGGACAATTAACAAGACCTTTGGGTAATTTGGAAGATTTATTTTTACAATCAAACGGTGTTAACTGGATTATTTTAAATAGAAAACCAGTTGTAATGCAATTTTCACATGATTCTGTTAGTGTTATAACACCAGCTGATGCTACCACATATTATATCGGTAATTTCACTGTGGCTGACCCATCTACAACATCTGGTGCCACTAGACAAGTTATTGCTTTGTCATCTGGTTGGATTAAATCCGTTACATTAATGATTTCTGTTGCTGGTACACCATTAGGTTCGGCCCAAAATAGTTCATTTACATTGTTTAACGCAACCACAAATGCATCATCTTTAATATCGTCAACAGTTCAACATACAACAGCATCGCAACTATTATCTTTTACGTTGTCAACACCTATGTTAGTTAGAAAGGGTGATTTGTTACAAATAAACTGGCTAACACCAACTTGGACAACAAATCCAAGTTCTGTTAGACAATATTTAACCGCATTAATCGAATAAAAATATGACTTTAGGAAAATATAAAATAGAGGATTACACCGTTACTATAGATGGTATTGACGAGATTAGACAAAAAGTTATTTATTATAATATTGATGGTGATGAGATATTTATTTCTAAATTTGACGGTGATTATAATGAAATAAACCCAAATTATTTAACTTTTAACGGTTCTCCTTTAAAGGTAACTAATTGGCAATTTAGAACACAATTATCGTTTATGCCATCACCAAATCCGAATTTTAATAATTTAAAAGATTTAGTTTCATATATGATAATTCAAATGACAGGTAATGAAAAAATAAAAGCTGAAGAGGCTTGGGATAATTCTAATTATATAAATAGGTATTCGCCATTAGTTTTATCAATGGCTCAAACTTTGGGTATGAATGAATATGATATTGATCAAATTTTTATAGAAGCAAACAATATAAAAATTTAATTTATCTCATCACCATAAATATCTGTTTTTGGTTTACACTTTTCTTTGATTAATTTTTCAACAAATGCAAACATTTTAAGTCCATTCTTTTCACAATAATCTTTTAAAATTTTGTGAGTTTGTGGGGTTATTTTTAAATTTTTTTCCCTTTTCATAACATTTTATCTAATAAGTATGATGAAAGTATGATAAAAGTCATACTAAATTTGTGTTATATAACACAAAAAATATTTTTTCAAAAAAACCTGTATATTTATATTAAAAGAAAATAATAAATAATAACTTAAAAAATAAATTAAATGGCATCAACAGACAGAATTTTTGTGAGTCCTGGAGTGTTTACTTCAGAAAAAGACTTAACATTCGTAACTAGACAAGTTGGGGTTACTACGTTAGGGTTATTAGGAGAAACACCTAAAGGACCAGCGTTTGAACCAGTTTTCATTTCTAATTACGATGAGTTTATTAGTTACTTTGGTGGATTAAATCCTGAAAAATTTCAAGCCAATGGTTTCAATAAATATGAACTTAATTATATTGCTAAATCTTACTTAACCCAAACTAATCAATTATATGTTAGTAGAGTTTTAGGTTTATCAGGTTATAAAGCAGGAAATGCTTGGTGTATTACTTTGGACTCTTCTGAAGATCCTTCTACAACAGGTATTACAAATACAACATCTTATCCAGTATTAGTTACTTATTCTGCTAGTAGTGTTAATGGAACACCTTCATCTATTACATTTAGTAGTCCTAACTTAACTGAACTTTATAATGATGGACAAATTAATGGTTTATTCACTAATATCGGTTTATTAAATACTGGTGCAACTATATCAGTTACATCACCTTTATATGTAAAAACTGGATGTAATTTTAGTGGGGCTACATTCGATATGACAGTTACATCAGTAGGAACTGGGGCAACTGCAGGATTTGTAACAGGTACTACAAGTGGTACGGTTGTAAGTTATAGTGCAACTTGTTACACAGATGTTGATGGAAGTGTTATTGCAACATTAAGATCTAGAGGTTCTTATGACGGTTTAGAAAACTTAACTTATGATGTTACTGGAGTTACAGACACTTTAATGACTAACACATCTAATATACCGTTAAATGCTTTATCATCATTTAATATTTCAGGTGTTACTTATAATGGGATTAATTTCAATTATGAAGTTTCTTTAGATAGAACTAAAAAGAATTTCTTACCTAGAGTATTTGGACAATCTACACAAGATAAAGAAACTGAACTATGGGTTGAGGAAATTTATAGTAATGTGTTAGAAGATTTAATTTCAGCTAAAAAAGTTAGAGGTTTAGATACTTCTTTTGTAAATATTGGTTCTACAATTACCAATAACTTAAACAACTACTTGGAAGGTTGGAAAACTGCAGTATCTCCTTGGGTTCTTTCAGAAGTAAAAGGTACTGGTGTTGGTAACACACTACAAAGATTATTTAGATTAGTTACTATATCTGATGGTAATGCAGCTAATCAAGACGTTAAATTTTCAATATTAAATATACAACCAGATAATAAAACCTTTGATTTAATCATTAGAAAATTTAATGATACTGATGCTAATCCTAGTGTAGTTGAGAAATTTTCATCTCTTTCTATGGATAGTAACTCTGTTGGGTTTATCGCTAGAAAAATAGGTACTACAAATGGTGAATTCCCACTTAGAAGTAAATATGTTATGGTTGAACTATGGGATGAAACGGATCCTGATTTAGGTAATCACTTCCCAGCTGGTTTTGAAGGTGTTCTTAATAGAACTTATATCGGTTCAAATAGAACTGCTTTACCACCAAAAATTGAGTATAAAACTAAATATAGTGATTTTAACACATCTAAATTAAGAAAAACTTACTTAGGTTTAAATACTGATATAGGTGTTGATCAAGACTTCTTTAATTATATGGGATTAAACGCAGTTAATGATGGTGTTTATACAGGAAGAACCGCAGGATTCCATTTAGATAAAAATGCACAAGGTGCTATGGTAGAATTAGGTAGTGAAAGTTATGTTCCTACACTACAAGTTGGTATTTCAGCATTTACTACTGACGCAGGTTTAATAAACGGACCTTATGAAAAAATAGCGGCTCGTAAATTTACATTCGCACCTTATGGTGGATGGGACGGATGGGACGAATATAGAACTAAGAGGACTAATGGTGATAGTTATACTAAAAATGGTACTAAAGGAACTATAGGTTTAACAAATGGGTTATTCAATACATTTGTAACATCTGAAGGTGATGATGGGATTACTTCCGATTATTACGCATATTTAAATGGTATTTACACATTTAATAATCCTGAAGCGGTTAATATAAATGTATTCGCAACGCCAGGTATAGATTTAAGAGATAATATTAGTTTAATTGAAAACGCAGTTGATGTAATAGAAACAGATAGAGCAGATTCACTTTATATTATAACAACACCAGATGTTGATGCCGATGGTTTAGTATTAACTCCAGGTGAGGCAGTAGATATTGTTGAGGATTCAGGTATCGATTCTAACTATTCCGCCACATATTGGCCTTGGTTACAAATGCAAGATACAGAAAACAACAGATATGTATGGTTACCACCTACAGTTGAGGTTGTTAGAAATATCGCATTAACCGATAATGTTGCTTTCCCTTGGTTCGCAGCAGCAGGTTTAAATAGAGGTACAACAACAGCAGTAAAAGCTAGAGTTAAACTTAAATTAGATGATAGAGATGATCTTTATGAAGGTAGAATTAACCCTATGGCAACATTCTCAGATGTAGGTGTAGTTATTTTTGGTAATAAAACATTACAAGTTAAAGAAACTGCACTTAATAGAATTAACGTTAGAAGATTGTTACTACAGGCTAGAAAACTTATTTCGGCTGTTTCTATCAGATTGTTATTCGAACAAAATGATGATGTTGTAAGAAATCAATTCTTAAGCTTAGTTAACCCAATCTTAGATAATATTAGAAAAGAAAGAGGTTTAACAGACTTTAGAGTAACATTAGATGATACTCCAGAATCTATCGATAGAAATGAATTAAATGGTAGAATATTCATTAAACCTACAAGATCATTAGAATTTATCTCAATAGAGTTTAATATAACTAATACAGGTGCTAGTTTTGATGATATTTAATAATATAAATTTTAAAATAAAAAAAAGATGAAAATTAGAAAAAACGGGAAAACTATTACTTTGTCTGAGACTGATATGAAAAGAATAGTAAAAAAATTATTAAAGGAAAATGAAGATCCTAAAAATGATTTAGTTGTATGTTGTAGTGAAGCAGGTATTAAACCACCAGCATCTTGTTTAAGTGGTGACGCTGAAGAGTGTCTTAAAGAAGTTGGGAAAATGGTTATTAATGATCCATTTGGTGTAGGAACTAAAGCAATTGCAGCATTAAATTGTCTTAAAGATAAATCAAATTCACCAATTAAAAGTTAAATATTATGAAAAAGAAAATAGTTAGATTAACAGAATCGGATTTAAGAAGAATCGTAAAACGAGTTATTAAAGAAGATATGGGCGGAATGGACGATGTTCACCCAACATATGGTAATTTAAATTTTAATAAAATGTCTGATGATGATTTTATGAATTTAGGTAATGAAGGAAGTAGTGAATATTCTGAAGAATTTATTGAAGATTTAGAAGATGATGACGATTATAGTGGATTGAAAGATGTTCATCGTAAATGGTACGATCAAAATATGGAAAAACATAAGAAAAATTATATCGATGATGAAGATTTGGAATTTGAGAGGGAGAGACAAAGAAGGTTAAGAAATAGAATACCTGAAAGTTATAAAAAATTTAGAAGAAGATAATATCTTTTTTTTAGACAAAAAATAATCCCGTCATTGGCGGGATTTTTTATTTTATGTTAAATATTTATTTATATGAAATTGTCACTTTCACAAACGGAAAAAAACAAATTAAAATATTTTTTAAACAAAAAAACAATTTTATCTGAACAAAAATGGTTAGATGATGTAATTGCTGCAGCTAAAAATGTTAATACCTCATTAATAAAAAATACTGACGTTTTACCATCATTTAATTTTACAAAAAACTTAGATGAACTTAGTACCAAATTTAAAATTATAAATGATAATTTAAATTTAAAAAAATTGTTTAAACTTGACGAAATCAATAATAGTAAAAAAATATGGAAAGATACAATTAGTGATTATACAAAATATATTTTTAGTAATTCCGATTTAAATGTTGATACTTTAACTAAATACGTAACTAATGAAATTACCGATTTACCTAATGATGTATTAAAAAAATTAACTGATAATCAAATATCTATAATATCAGTTTTAAAGGCACAAGATGAAGTTTTTAATTTAGAAATAGATAATACTATAATACAATATAAAAAGTTATTAGATGAAAAAGTTAAAAAATTTAAAGAAATACATGGGGAAGAAAAATATAAAGAAATATTTGATAATTTAAAAAATAAAAAAATAACATCTGAAGAATTTTTTATAGAGTTGGATAAGTTAACTCCAGAAAAAAAATCAGTAGAACAAGTTGCTGGAGTAAAATTATCTGATATCCCTAAAGATGAATATGATATTATAGATGCTTCATTAAAAAAATATGGTTTAGATAAGGATTGGGGTTTTGATTCCAATACTGGTGAACCTGTTTACGTTACATTAAATATTAATGGTGAAAATGTAAAATTTACACTAAATAAACAAGGTCCTGAACAGTTTAATAATACAAAAATTAATGATGATGGATTAGAGAATCTATTTAGAGATGAATACGAAAAAACTTTCCCTATCGCCAATCATATGTATCCACCAAATGTAAGTGGTAATAGACCATATATTTTAGATTGGATTAAATCTGAAAAAATTTTAAAGGATCCTGATTTAAGAAAAAAATATGTTTATAGATATGATGTACCTTTGGGTGTTAGGATGTATGCTGATGATGTACAAGGTAATTGGGGTCAGTGGGTAATAATTAATCCTGAAGCAATAAGTAATTACAGAAAACCAAAAAATTTAGAAGAATTAAAAGACAGTATTTTTCATGTTATTTATCATGAATTAACACACGTTGTTCAAAAAGTAAGTAATCAAAGTTATGCATCATATAAAAGTGGGGGATTCCAAAGCGGAAAAGAAGCTTGGGGTTATTTAACAGGTAAAAGATCTAAATATTATTATAAAAATCAAGTAATACCAGGTGAAAAACCATCAGTTAATTTTTGGGATTGGTGGCATTCGGATGAAAATAATGTTGAGACGTTAATACGAAAATTTGGTGCGGAAAAAAATATAGACACTAGTAAAGATTATTCTTGGAGAGATGATTTTGATGAATGGGCATTACAAAATAATGAAGTACCAGAAAAATTTATAATTCAACCAAAAAAACAAACTGTTAGTAATAGTAATATAATTAATATGTATGGTGACGATGTTAAAAGTAGGGTATTAAGATATAAAATAGATTATTGGAAAAATGTTAGTGATGAATATGCAAAAATAAAAACAAAAACTGATGGTTTAAGTGACGAAAAACTTTTAAAATTTATTGACAATAATATTGGTATTGAGGAAATTGATAATATTGTCAAATATGCGGCTCAAGAATTATCTTATTTTAGTCACGTTAAAGAAATTGAAGCAGAATTTTCGGCAAATATTAAAAATTTGATGGAATTAGGTACTTTAGAAAAAAATAAAGGGTTTGCAACTTTTTTAGTTGATTATCTTAGGGGTACAAATAAATCTCAAAAATTGGCAGATATAAATATAAAAAAACATAATTATGACTTTAATTTGGAGTTAGATGCAAAATATCCTAATACTAAAAATATAAATGATGTTAATACTAATAAATTAAAAGAATTTTTTAAAAAATTTATAGATTTATTTTTAAAAAAGAATGTAGCTAATGAGATAAAATTAGAAAAAGAATTAAAAAGTGTAGACGGTTGGGTTAATAATATCCCTAAAGATTTTTTTGAGGTGTTAAGTAAATTAGAAAATGAATGGAAAACGATATACCCTGATCAAGCAAAACAATTAGAAAAGGGATTATATAAACAAGCATATGAATTAATTTCCAAAGGTTATCCAGCTTTATTACCATTTATTATAACAGGATTAGATGATACAGAAGAAGAAAATAAAGAAGAGGTAAAAAATGAATCATTTTTAATGAAAAAAAATTTTTTATCTGAAAAAGAAAAAAAGGGGTTAAAAACTTATTTAAAAAAAGAATTATTAATAAAAAATAAATTTTTTTAAAAACATAATATTTATATATAAATAATACAACTAATAAAAGAAAATTAAAAAAAAATTAAGATGGCTGATTTATTAATGAGAATGCCTGTTCCTTACGAACCGCTAAGAAAGAATAGGTTTATTTTGAGATTTCCTGATGAATTAGGAATTCAAGAATGGTGGGTATCTACAACAAGCCGACCAAAATATACAAGTCAAGAAGTGGAAATACCCTTTCTTAACACATCTACTTATGTAATTGGTAGATTTAACTGGGAATCTATTTCTGTAACATTTAGAGATCCAATCGGACCTTCTGCAACACAAGCATTGATGGAATGGGTTCGTTTACACTCTGAATCTGTAACAGGTAGACAAGGTTATGCCGCAGGTTATAAAAAGGATGTTGAATTAGAAATGTTAGACCCAACTGGCGTTGTAGTTCAAAAATGGATTTTACAAAGTTGTCAACTTAACGATGTTGACTTTGGTTCATTAGATTATTCATCTTCTGACTTAGCTGATATTACAGCAACACTTCGTTTCGATAGAGCAATCAATGTATTCTAATTGAAAACTTTACAATTTTTAATAATCCCACTCAAAAGGTGGGATTTTTTTATTTTTACCAATATTTATTTATAAGAATAATTATATAAAATTAAAAAGAAATGAGAAACAATATTTTAAACCTAAAAGAAGAAATTTTAAGAATTAAATCTTTATTTACTGAAGAGAGAATGTTTGGTAATTTAGTTGAGGATGATCCAGGATGTCAATGCGATGATCCAAAAAAGGAAAAGTATGGAAAATATAATCCAACGACTAGTCAATGTGACCCTAAATTATGTGAAGATGCTGATAAAAGTGATGATACTGACAAAAATAAAACAAGTGAAGAAAAAGATGCTCAAGGTTTTATTGAACTAACCGATTCAAAAAAGAAGGAAATTGAAAATGATGAAACAGATTCTTTAGATTTTTACGAACAAAAAGTAATTAGTGGAAAAACTTACATTAAAAGAAATCCATTTTCAGATATAAAAATTAAACTTGGATCAGTTGACAAACCAAAAGCTGGAAGGGACATGTATTTTATTAAAAAAAGGATAAAAAATGATGAAGGAGTAGCAGTAGAAATTTATATTACAAAAGATGCTGATTTAAAATATATGTCTAAAAAAGATGGTAAAGGTATACGAAAAGATATAAAACGAGATGTAAAAAATGATAAAAAAGATATCAGTAATAATATTGATAGTTGTAAAGAACATTTAAAATCTATGTATAAAGCTTGGTTAAAAGGGGCTGGGCCTGGAGATTTAGAAGAATATGGTTTTGAAAGCGATGCCTATTTAACAGTTGAGAGATGTATGGCAAATTTTTATAATAGATTTGAGGATAATGAAAAAATTATGACTATGGTATCTTCATTTAAAGAAAAAAAATATATTAAAGATTATAGGGGTGGTGAAGATTCTGTTGAAAAGGGTGTTGAGGGTCAAAAATATGAGGTTAAAGATGTAAGGGGTAGAGTTATTGGTAAAATAAAGAAAATAACTGGAAATCAATTTAAATTTAACGGAGATAGAGGGTATACATTTATGCAGAAAAAAGTAAATCCACAAACAGGTGATGTAAAAATAACATTTAGACAAACAGCATTAGATTCTATCTATAAAACTTTAAATTTAAAACCATCTGAACATGATATAACTATTATGAAAGCAGATAACGATTTAAATGATTGTACATTTAGAGTAGAACCTAAATAATTTTTTATGAAAAAAATTTTCATAACAGAAAATCAGTATAAAAGAATTTTTTTAAATGAGGCTGATGTGAATCCTGTATGGAATCCCCATATACGTATGTATACACATCCCGCTTATAGTGATTATGTAGATGTGCCTAAACAATTTATTTATATAAAAAATTCACAAGGTAAATGGGTTCAAAAATATAGTGCGGTAGATACTTACGGAAAAAAACAAGATGTGAGTATAGATGATCCTGATGTTGCAAAAGAAAGGATGAAAGCTTATAATCAAGAAACATTTAAAAAATATATTAAAAATCAAACTGATGGAGATAAATTTAGAAAATGGGTTAATGATACTGAATTTCCAGAAAGACTTAAAAAAGTAAATTTAGCACTTAAATCTAATGGGTTAACAGGTGGATTTTCTATAAGTGGTCCATATGATAATAACTATATGGAAATCGCTTTCAATAGTATAGGACAATTTTATTTACTTGATTTAGATACAAAAGAAAAAGAAAAAAAAGAAGAATTAAAAATAGTAGGGCAAGACGTAAATAATTTTGTAGAATATAAATACTATTTAGAAGCTTTAAAAACTTGGAATTCTAGTAATAAAGTCTACGGTTGGAAATCAACTAAAAGTGTAAGTTCGGAAAATATAAAAAATTTTTTAGAGGGTAAAATTTCTGTATCAACTTGTATAGATCCAAAATATATTTTAGAAAAAATGGTTTTATTAAGAAATAAAATGATTTCCAATGCTATGGGTCAAAATAAAATGTCTTATGAAGATGCTAACGCATTATTAACAAGAAGAACTTTTGACGATAAATTAAAAAATTATTTTAAGGAAATAGAACTAACACCACCTATGAAATTACCTGAAATAAAACCACCTAGTTTATTTGATGACAATGGAGAACAAAAAATAGATTATACAGGAGGATTAGGTCATTCATATTTTAAAAGAGTGGAGTTAGCAAAAACAATACAATTAAAAAATCAAAAATCATATGAAAAGGCTACAAAAGACTATAACGCAGATAAAGAATTAAAAGCAATATTAGATAAATTAGGTACAGAATTTAAAGAATCATTAATAGATTACAATACTTATGATGTTGTTTTAGAAAAAATAAATCTACATAATATAACCATATCTAACCAAACTGTAGAAAAATTAGAAAATGCTTGTGAAGATCCTGTTTACAATGTAAAATCATTTGAGGCTGGTTACGGGGCTAGTGGTGGAGGGGGATCATCAACAAATGTGGATGAAACTTTTAAATGGAGTGATGCTTGTAAAAATAGTGGTGGAATTTTTATGTATCCACAACAAAATATTAACAAAACAAATGGACTAACACAAATGGGTATTATTGGTGGTAAAGTTAATTGTTGTTGTGTTAATCCTACAGGTAAATCTACTGTTACTGTAGATGGTGCGGAAGGTGATTATTCTGTAGAAATAGATATTAAAGAATGGTGTCAAAAAAGTAGTGGTGATGTTAGAGGTGGATTAGAAAAATTTAGTCAATGGACTATAGATTGTTCTAATGATTGGCATTGTATTGCAGATATTGCTTCTATAGTATCTTTAGTATTTGGACCAGCAGGTTTAATAATAGGTGGGGTAATAGATTTAGTAAGTGCTATTGGATATGTAGTAGAACAAGATGAGGGGTGGAAATTAAACGCTGGTTTAACAATATTAGGCGCATTTGGTGGTTTGGGTGAGGCTATCAGTTTATCTAAAGGAGGAATAAAATTTTCAAGTAAATTAGTTAATCTTTCTAAAGAATTAAAGTTAGTTGAAAACGATCCTATACTTACTAGAAAATTACTTAAAACATTTGCGGAAGGTTTATCTGAGGTAGAAAAAAAACAATTTAAAAATTTTGGTAAAGTGGCATTAAGTCAAGATATTTTATTAAAATTCGGTAAGGGGGGTGAGTTTTTAAATGAAGTAAACAAACTATCAAAATTAGAACAAGGGATTCTTAGTGATATGTTAAAAAAAGAAACTCCTGAAGAAATACAAAAATTATTTAAAAAATCTGGTAAAGATTTACAAAAAACAGTTAATAGTTATTTTAAAGGGATAAAACAAGTAGTAATTCAAGGTTCTTTATTTGCTGGAATGTATGTATATAGTGAAGAAATAGGTTTATTTTTAAAAGATTTAAACGATAAATATGGTTTAGATCCTTTAGGTATATTTGATGGTAGTGGGAACATTAATGCTGAGGTAGATAAAAATAAAAATATTGATTTTACTAGAATTATTAGTAATAGTGATATAAAAAATCTTTTAAAACCTGATGGATCAAATTCTGAGTTTAAAAGTAAATTTACTCAGGTAAGTGCCAACTATTATGAATTATATCTTCTATCTAGAAAAAAAATGATAGATGATCAAGAAATATTAAATTTATTATCAAAATTAGATAAAACTATAAAAGATCATGTTTATGGTATAGGATTAAATTTAGAAAAATTCAGTCAACCTTTAAATATAGGTGCAGAAGTTTGTAAAAAAATACAAGAAAATTTAAGTAAAGAAGAAATAAAAAAATTATTAAATGAAGCTATTATTTCTGTAAGTAGTTTACCTAAAACTAAAATAGATAACTCTACTAAAGAAATGATTTTAAAAACTAATAACCCTAATTTGAGTGATGATGAAGTATTAGATTTATTAGATTTATTAGGTTCACCAGAGGATGTTAAAAAAGATGAAAATAATACACCTGAAAATCCACCACAAAAAGTTGATGAGAATATGAAAAAATTAAGCGAAGAATTAAAAAGAATGAAATCTCTATTTACAGATGAAAGATTATATGGTAATTTAGTAAATGAAGATTTTGCAACCGATACTAATGGAGACGGTAAAATTGACGAACCAGAAGCAGTTGAATTTTTAAGAGGTAAAGGTTATGTATTGAGAGCTAAAAGTGAAAGTGATGTCTGTTTGAGACCTGGAACACTTCTTAAAAGTTTCCAAACAAATTATAATAGCGAACCAGTTAATTTTGAATTATGGAATTCTAATATTGGTTGTGCATTAACAGTCTTTAGAAAAAATAAAATACCTGGACATTTTTATAAATTAAACTTATTTGAAGGTTCTAGTGGAACAAGATTTGCATTATATTATTATGTTGGTAATGCAAATTGTTGTGATACAACAGTTTTAGGTAGTTATGACTTTAATGCGTTTGTCGACAAATACGATTCAAATACATATACTTTTGGTGTGGATTTAAAATATATAAAAATAGAGGGTTTTTGGAGTACTTCAGGTATAGATTTTAAATGTGAAGATATGGTTATAAAAAATCTTTTAGATAATAAATTTAACCCAGTAAGTTCAAAAATTTCTGGTGGTATATTAACGTCACATACCGATTTAGGTTTTAGAAGTAATGAACCTACACAATTAATGGAATTACAATGGATGAAAGATTCAACAGGTAACTGTATTAAAGTTAAAGATTTTGTAAATCAAGAAATGGGTAAACCATATACAGATGTTTTTGGTATGGATGAAATAATAGAATTATTAAAATAAAAAATGAAAAAAATTAATTTAGATAGTAAAAAATTTAATTTTCTTTTAGAGAGAATGAATAAAAACAATACTCTTTATGAAGTTGAGAGTAAATCTATTTTATTAGAATCGACAATAGATGACATAATAAAAGCGGCTAGAAGAGTTCCTACAGATATTAATTTACCGACACAAGTCATAAGAATATTAGATACTTCTTTAGATGAGTTTGTAACTGATGTAAATAAAATTTTAATTTCTTTAAAAACTGGATTGAATGATTTATCTTCTCTAAAAAATACTTTAAAAGTAGAAGACATGATTTCTTCCACTAAAAAATGGAGATCTCATTTATCTAAAGTTGTTGATCAAATTAATTTAGGACAAACACTAAATGCTTTAGAAGTTAAAAGAGGTATTTTTGATTTTATGTCAGGTAAAATAGAATTTTTACCAGATTCAGTACTTAGAGAATTAAATGCCAATCAAATTAGTATGATTAATAAATATAAATTTTTAACACAAGAATTTAATGATTTTATTATTACGTTAGAAAAATTACAAAAAATAACAAAAAAAGTAGAATCTAATAATAGTTTAGATGATTTAATAGGTGAGTTATTAAGTGAAAGTGGTATAGTTAATTTAGATGATATTAAAAAAGTTTTTAATGATTTAGAAGATTATATGAAGCGTTATCCAGATGATGAAATAAGTGACATATATGAGGTATTTAAGAAAAAATATAATATCGGTAATAGAAATAGTGATGAAATAATAGAGTCTTTTAAAAGGTTACTTAGAGATAACCCAATTTATAAAACGTTAGATTTAAATTTAAAGAAAAAAATTGTATCTTGGTTTAGAAAAAAATTATTAAATAGAGTTGATGAAATTAACTTTGAGTTAGGGAAAAAAGTAGATTGGGACAATTCTTTAATTTATTATAATAAAAGTGAAGATAGTTTTTATATAATAACTACAAAAAATAAAAAAGAATTAGATGAGGTTTATGCCCAAATAACTGATCAAGGATTTAAACCTAGAAAAACTGATGGTAGTGAAGGTTCTAAAGGTTTTGATCTTAGTGATATATCTGAAAAAGAAAAAGGTGCTGAATATGAAAAAGGTAGGAGAGGAGAAGTTTTAAGATTTAGACTTATGGCTTGGGGTATTCCTATTGTTTTAGTGGGTGGTGCTGCAGTAACATATTGTTATTATAGGTTTAATACATTAAGAGATAAAGAAAAGTTAGATGCATCTACAATAAGAAATAAAGAAGAAGAACGAGGATTTTTTGGTGTTTTAACATCTTGCATAGCGGGAACATCAAAAGAGGCTTTAGAAATATCGATAAAGGCTGGAGAATCAATTTTTAAAAATGATATTTTACCAGAGATGGCTTTGATAGAAGGAACGGTAAATATATGGTTAGATGAAAAATGTGGTAGATCCGATAGTAGAAGAGAAAACGGAAAACCTGTTAGTAGATGTACTAAATGTTTAGATTGTGAAAAAGATTTAGATAAAGAATCTGTAAAAAAACTAAAAGTTAAAGGTGCAAACGGTAAAGATGTTGAGGTGGGTAAAGTTTTTTCTAATATAGAATTATTTTTAAAACCTGAACATTTAATGCCTGAAAATCCACAAAATTATAAAGATTTAATTAAAAAAATAAAAGAAGATGGGGATAATGAAGTAATAAACGCATTTTTAACAAAAGATGGAACTGCAGTTCCTTTAGATGAAATGTTAGTGATTATTTGTAATCAACATAGTAAACAATGTACTGCCGAACAATTTAATATAGTAATGTCAGATATAATAGAAGGTAGTAAAAATCAAGATTGTGATACTTATGACTCTTTTATGGATGAAAAAATTAACATACTTAAAGAATATGATCAAAGAGGTTTATTATCTTGGGGTTCGGAAACTGAAAAAACTGTAGATATTTCAGTTAATAGTAGTGGTGAAAAATTGAGTAGTTTTAAAACTGGTGATGGTAATACACCTTTTAATGGTGTAAATAGTGTAAGTCAGTTTTTAAATAGATTAGAAGAATTTAAAATTAATACTAAAAGATTTGTTTGTGAAAAATCTGATATAGTTGTAGACGAAGAAGAACAAAATTTATTAAACAGTTCAAAACCTATAGATTTAATGAAGGAACTTTGGGAATCTGGTGAAGTAAAATTAGAATGTCCACAATGGAAAAATGATTTAGTTTCTTCTAAAAAGAGTAAAATGAAAATAACTATGGGGTCTGTTTTCAACGATTACTTTTCAAAAGTATTTCCTGATATAGATTGGTATGGTTCTGAATGGGAAGAAGCTTTTAATTATTGGTGGGATAAACAAAGATTCCTTTGTAAAATATCTAACTAAAAATATTTACAAATAACAATTTAATAGTATAATAGTTTTATGGAAAATGTATCACAAAATTTAGATCCTAATTTTATTCCTGAGGAATATAGGACACCTTACGATTTAATAGAATTACCTTCACAAGGTATTTTATATAAAAATAATAAAAAAAGCGTTAAAGTAGAATACTTAACCGCTATGGATGAAAGTATTATTTCATCACCTAATATATCTAGCGGTAATAAATTAATTGATATCTTATTAACAAGAAAGGTTAAAGATTTAGGGTTTAATCCTGAAGATTTACTTGTTGGTGATAGAACTGCTTTGATGGTATTTTTGAGAGTTACTGCATTTGGGGAAGAATATAAACAATTAGTATTTGACCCAAAACAAGGTGATTTTGTTGAGGCTATCATAGATTTATCTACCTTATCTCAAAAAAAATTAACAATAAAACCTGATGAGAATGGTGAATTTGAATTTATATTACCAAAAACAAATAAAAAAGTAACTTTTACTCTTTTAACTGGTAAGGACGAAGAGATAGTTGATATGAGGGATAATGAATTTAAAAAAAGAGATCCTGATGGAGTATCTAATAAATTAATGTTTTTATTAGAACAACAGATAAAATCTATTGATGGTGACAGAGATAAAATAAGAATTTCTAACGTTATTAAAAAATTACCTATTATCGATACTAGGTCATTAAGGAAATATATAAATGAAATAACACCAGGATTAGATTATAAAACTACTGCAAGGACTCAGGGGGGAGAGTCCTTAAATACCTTTCTTAGATTTGGGAGCAATTTTTTCTGGCCTGAACTCTAACCATTTAATGTATCTACATAAGGAAATTAATTATTTAGTGAATAAGGGATATTCTTATTCAGATATAATGATAATGCCAACATATTCTAGAAGAATTTTTATTAATGAATGGAATAAATCAAATACAGAATAGTTTTTTATTTTTTTAAATATTTATAATAAAAATAAATGATGAAAAATAATTTAAAACATTTTTTAAATACCATCTCACAAATAAACGAATCAATTTATAATTTATTGAGTGAAGATGGTATAATTGAATTACCATCAGGAAGTAACGCTAAAAAAGAAATTTTTATAGTTATTGAGGATGGTAAAACTTTTCCAAATGACGGTAAAAATTACATTAACTTAAAAGACGCTAAAGTATATAAATCAGATGTAAAGGTAGGTGATGAAATTGAATTGGAAACCATTGATTATGAAGAGATGGAAGAAGAAAACTTAATCAAAACATTAGAAGAACAATTATTAGATGGTAAACTTAATCAAAAAGACTTAGAACAAATTGCAATTGTTGCAGGTTCTTCTAAATTTAGAAGAACTGCTGTTGGTATAATTAGGGTAGGTAATAAACTACAAACTGCAGCAAAAACTGTAATGTTATTAAAAAGATATGAAAAGAAAATACCACATAGTGATTGTTATTGTGCTAGATTATTTGAGGATAATTTAGATGAAACCGTTACACCTCCAGTACCATCAAAAGACATTTATTTAAGTTCAGTTAGTGGTTATATGGATGTAGTTCAAGATCAATTTGAGGAAACTTGGGATGAATGTGAAAAAGAATATCCAGAAATAAAAAAAGATAATGATAAAAGAAATGAATTATTAAGTACTTGTACAACTATTGAGGATTGGTATACTGACGCTAAGGCAGTTTTAGATAATATTATTTCAGATTTACAAAAATATTTTAAAATAACAAATATTGACATTAAAAAGAAAAAATTACAAGGTGATGCAGAAGACGATAGTATTGCAAAACAAATTGGGATGCATGCTACAATTACATTACATTTTGAGGAAGATTTTAAAGATAAGGCAGGTACCACTATTTACAGATCTGGAAGAGACGAAACTTTTGATGTAGGTACATATAAAGAAACAGGGAGTACAGTAAAATTAGAAAAAGGTGGTAGAAAATGGTATTTCCAATTCCAAACTGCACAAACAAGAAAAATACAAGCAGGATCTGTATGGCCAGATAACGGACATAACGCACCTGACTCCTCATTATCAACTTCTTGGAAGGGTTATATAGTTAAATATGATTAAAAATTATGGCAAAAGAAGATGATGACGTAATAAAAGATTTGAGACAAACTTTACAAAGTATGCGTAAAGCTGCTAAGGACTTTGAGGATACTATGGAGGGTGTTGATAAAGAAACCAGACAAGGTAGGAAAGAAGAATTAAAAGATTTAGAAGAAAAATTAGAATTATTAAAAAAAAGTACAACTGCTTCTAAACAACAAATAGCTGACGCTGAAGAAACACTTAAATTAATAAAAAAACAAAATCAGACTCTACAAGAACAATATCAAGTAACTGGTAGAATTTTTCAAGAATTTGCTAAAACTGGTGAAGAATATAAAAATTTTTTACAAACAACTGCCGCACAATATAATTTAGCTCAAAGTATTGCAAAGGAATATAAAACTTTAGGTAAAGAAATAGGGTTAGGTGCTAGTTCATCTGAATTATTAGCTAGAAGTTTTAAAGATGCGTTACCAGATGTTTTAGAAATGGGAATGGAAGCTTCTGATTTAAGTCAGATGTATAAACAAATAGCAGAAACATCTGGTAGAATTACACCCGTAAATGCTGATGACGCAGAAAAAATAATGGCTATTGCGGCAGGAACAAATATGATGGCTTCTGATGCGGGAGATATGGCTGAAGCTTTTAGTCTAATGGGTATGACTGTTGATGCTATGGAGGAAAATTTAATGGAGACATTTAAAAGTTCTCAAGCAATGGGATTAAATGCAACAAAAGTTATAAAAACACTACAAACAAATTTAAGAACTATGCAAGGGTATTCTTTTGCTAATGGTGTAAAGGGTATGACTGAAATGTCTAAACTTGCAGTTAAAATGAGAATGGATGTAAGTGATATGTTAAATATGGCAGATAAATTTTATGAGCCTGAAGCTGCCATAGAAGCTGCCGCAAATTTACAAATGTTAGGTGGTGATATTGCAGAAGCTTTTGGTGATCCTTTTGAAACAATGTATTTAGCTAGAAATAAACCTGAAGAATTAGCTAAAAAGGTTGGGGAGATGACGGAAAACATGATGCAGTTTAATGAAGAAACTGGAGAATATGAATTTCCTGCTGAAGTTAGAATGCAATTAAAAGCTGCTGGTGAACAATTAGGTATTAATACCGAAAAAATGATTGAGATGTCTAGGCAATCGTCCAAAATAAAAGACATTAGAATGAAATTCACTTCAATCGGTGACGATGACGTTAAAGATAATTTAGCTTCATTAGCAACTTTCTCAAAAGAAAGAGGTGAATTTGTAATTCAACATAAAGGAGAAGAGCTTGGGTTAGATGAGATTAGTGATGGAATGGCTGAAGAAATTATGAAGGCAAATCAATCTGATTCTGATACTTTTAAAGATATTGCGGTAAACACTCAAACAATGTCTGATAATTTAAAGAATTTTCAAGAGGCTAATAAGGCTAGGGCAGTAGGTACTATTGATTTATATGAAACAACTGCCGCACAAATGCAGGAACCTTTAAATGATATAAAAAATGGAATAACACAAACAACTGAAGCTTGGGTGGCTAGAGGTAAAGAATTTGTTGATGATATGTTTAAAAATTCTCAAGGATCTTCAATTCTTTCTGAAACAACTCAAGAACTTGGTGAATTTGGTAGATTACTTAAAGATAAAACCATAAAAAGTTTCGAAGATTTAAATGAACAATTAGATATTTTTTCTCAAGGTTTACCTAATACACCTAATAATAATACTAATCCTGGTGATGATCCAGAAACAAGATGTACTCGAGCGGGTGGTAAATATGACACCTCAACAGGAAAATGTATGAACAATAATGTAGAAATTCCATTCGCTAAAGGTGGAATTGTAACTAAACCTACAAGGGCTTTAATAGGTGAGGCAGGTGAAGCTGAAGGTGTATTCCCATTAAGTAAATTAGAAAATTTTATTGGTAGTCAAAAAATGAACGGATCTATTAAATTAGAAGGAACATCAAATATAAATATAAATATATCTTCAGATAATCCATCATTAGATTTATCATCGATACAAACATCTTTAAAATCTAAAATTGAGAACATGATAGTTTCACATTTAAATGGTACTTTTAGAAATGGTGGAGTACCATCAAGTAAGGAAACTACTGATTATATGGCTTAAAAAATATTTTTAAAATTTTTTTCAATTTACTATTGACTTTTCAAAAATAAATTCCTATTATTACAAGGACCAGTATATTTCAAGTATTATTATATATTAGTAATAAATAAAACAAGAACAAATATAATAATATTATTTTAATTTTCCTGAATTTTATTGATCTAATATTTATATAATAAGAAAAATATTATATATGGCAGGAATATTAGATTATAACAAAGGTATATATTCTACACAGGCTTATAGAGATAGTTTATTAGGTCGAAATTTACCACCACCAGTTAATCAAACTTTAACTCAGGCAGGACTAACTTCATTTTTAAATGATATTGGTAAGGTTATTAATGTACCAGTAAATGGAACTGAAAGTGAAAATATACCTACACATTATAATGAGAATGAAAAATTATTCCCTTTAGGTAATTTTTACAGAACAACACAAAATGTAAATCTTAACAGATATATTCCACAAGATAATAATTATGAAGTTTATGAATTAACAATTCCGCCTAATTTAGGGTATCCATTACCATCAGAATTTGGACAGAAAGTTAGAGATGATTATCCTACTTCATATAATCAAGAACAATTTTTCTTAGTTAATAAAGGTGACCAAAAAGGAGTTAAATTTCCTTTTAATGTGATTGATACATATAAATCTTTAAATTTTCAAAGAGAATCTTCATTAGGTTTAATAGGTGGTCAACAATTAGAAAAAACTATTATTGATAAAATTGCACAAATTTCAGAAGAAACAGGTAACTCAAATAAAAAAACAGGATATATTACAGAACCTATTGGTAATATAGTTGATAACTATGTAGGTAAGTTAAGAGGTAATAGTCAATTTTTTAATACATTACCAAATGATGCTGTTGGTTGGAATGAGTACAATAGTAGTACAAAATCAGGAGATGAATTATTAAAATCAGATTTAGATATACAAGAAGGAGTTGTCCCAACAATGTCAACAGAAGTTAGAATGAAAACTTTATTAGAAAGAACAAGTCCTACACAAGTTTCATTTGTATTCAATCTTTTAAATCGAAATGATTATAGACCATTATACGAAGATAGAAGATTAGCTGGTACTTCTGATGCTGGTTTAAATGCAAGATATTATATTGGTACAGAAAAAAACACTAATAGAGGAAATAGAGTAACTAAAGTATTTGAAAGTTCAGATTTCAATGGAGAAATAGATACAACAGGTAATGGTGCTAGAACTACAATTGAAGGTATAGGAGAACCTTTTGGTGAAACAAATAAATTTTTCTGGACAACAGGTGGAGAACAAAGATTTAATGAAAAAACATTATTATATAAAACACAACAATTAGTAAATGATAATCAAAATGAAGTTTTTATAAATCAAACTAGAAAATATTTTAAAGATAAACAACAAAAAAGAATTATTAGTAGAGGAAACGCAATAAGAAATTCAGATTTAATCGATATAGATGGTAATGGTAATTTTTGTAGGGTATGGACTGTTACAGATAGATATAGTTATTTAAATGCGATAAGAAATACAGGATTATTCTTTTCTAGAGATAAAGATTTACAAGGTTTTTCTGTAACACAAGGTAAATCAACTCAAAGTGTTTTACATGAAAATGGTATACCAAAATATCATCCAGTCATTTCAGATTCTCAAACGACAAGAAAAAAGTTTATGTTATCATTAGAAAATTTAGCTTGGACAGATAACTTGGCTGATTTACCTTTAAGTGAAATAGGTCCTGGTGATATATTAAGTGGCACTAAAGGTAGAATTATGTGGTTTCCACCATATGAGTTAACTTTTAGTGAAAGTACTTCTGCGAACTGGAATCCTAATGAATTTATAGGAAGAAGTGAACCAGTATATACTTATAATAATTCTAAAAGAAGTGGTGATTTATCATTTAAGATAATTGTGGATCACCCAAGAGTGATAAATTGTTATAGAGGTAATAGTACTAATTTAACCGAAAGATTTTTTGCGGGTTGTTCGACACCTGATGAATTTCTTAGGGCATTAGAATGTGCAGTAACACAAAGTGATTTAGAAGAAATTAAATTAAAAATAAATGAAAAGAAACCTGTTAAAAGAACTGATCCTGAAAAATCACAAGAAACGGGTAAAGTTGGTTTAGATAGGGATAAAGAATGTACTGACTCTACAGAAAATTGTATTGCTAAAATAAAACCAAATCAAGCTAATTTAGATGCGATAGTAACTAAAATTAAATCATTTTTAGAAAAACAAAGTAGTAACACAAACCCTAAAGTTAAAATATCATTAAATGGTTGGATTGGTCGTAATATTACTGTAGATTCAGTAACTGGAGAAGTAACAACAGATGGTTCAGATATCGCAAAAAAATTCGCCAATGATGTTAAGACTGAAATTTTAACTAAATTAAATTCTTCTGGAATTGACCCAAAATTAATTTCAAATATATCCACATTTGAAACAAAAGGTAATCCAGCACTATCTAGTGATACAGACTCCGATTATAGAGTAGATGTCTTGATGGAAAATGATAGTGAAAAATCTAAAGATTTAAATCCTGAAGAACAAAAAGGTGAAGGGTCAGATACTTTTAATCCTGAAGACATAACATTAATAGATAACCTTATTATAGATGAAAATGCGTATTTTGATTTCATAGATGAGAATTACCCAAATTATTTTAAATTTATATCTGAAAAAATAAAATATTTTCATCCAGGTTTTCATAGTATCACACCAGAAGGTTTTAATAAAAGATTAACTTTCTTAAATCAATGTATGAGACAGGGTCCTAGTATTTATGATAAGAAAACATTAAAAGATGGTACTGAAGTGGGTGTACAACCACAAAATTTATCTTTTGGTAGACCTCCAGTGTGTATATTAAGAATAGGTGATTTCTTTCATACTAAAGTAATTATTAATAGTTTATCGATTACATATGATGGACCTCAATGGGATATAAACCCTGAAGGTATTGGTGTACAACCAATGATTGCGACAGTTTCATTAAGTATAGACTATATTGGTGGACATTCATTAGTTGGACCATTAAATAGATTACAAAATGCGTTATCATTTAATTATTATGCAAATACAGAAATGTATGATGTTAGATCAGATAGTATTAATGCATCAACAGGTAAAGTAGTTGATGGGGTTAAATTAGGTGAATTAAAAAAACAATTAGTTGGTGAAGAAAATTTAAATAATTATATAACTAGTCTTAAAAAAGAAGGTATAATTGATCAAGAAAAAGAAAATGAAAAAAATGAACTAGCAGAAAAAAATACTGAAAATACGGGTGTTTTAGAAATTACTACAAAAGAAAATGAAATTATTGTAAAAACAAAAGATAATAAAGTACCTTCTGAAATAGAGATAGACGGCAAAACAGAAAAAAATAATGCAATAAGGGTAGAAGTAAAAGTAGGTAGTGGTAATGACGATGCGACATCAACACCTTCAGAGTCATCTATAGAAATTATTGTTTCATCTGAAAACCCAAAATTTGAGGGTAAAATAATTAATCCTACTACTTTGACTGAATATAAAAATGCGGTTACAGAAGCAAAAAATGAGTATGAAAATTTAAAAAATGAAAAAGAGATTAATTCTAATTCAGTTACAAATTCTCAATTAAGGGAAGCCAAAAATAATCTTGAAGAAAAGGAAAAAGAGTTAAAAAAATATGAAAAATCGGCATCTGATAAAGTAGAGGTTACCGCATATCTCACAAAAAATAAAAAAACAACTACTATAAATAAATCATTTACTATTGGTGAAAAAGGACTAAATTAATATAAAATGGGAAAAGAATATTTTGACAGATATCAGAGTTTTAAATTCGATGGTAAATATTTACCATTACCTTACATACCTATACCACCAAAGGGTTCAGATAAAAGAATTGTATATGAATCACAAACTAGTAGATTAGATAAAATTAGTCAAAAATATTATAATAATCCTTATCATGGGTGGTTAATATTGGCAGCAAATCCACAATATGGTGGAGTAGAGGAAAATATACCTGATAGAGAAATACTTAGAGTACCTTTCCCATTTAAAGATAGTATACAACAATATATTGATGAAACTCAAAAATACATCAATCTTTACATAAAAAAATAAAATATTAAATGGAGTCAAAAGTAGAAAAAGTAGGAAAGGCATTTATTGTTGATCCAAACCCACCAGGTATGGAGATGATTCCTGCTGAAGATTTATTCATATATGTTAAATTTTCTGCGTATCCGAGAAGTAGATTAACTTATGGTGGTGAAAGTGTTGGTAATTTTAATAGTGGTATAGAAGATGAGGTTCATTTTATTGCAACTAAAATTAATTACAATAAAGATACTGGTAGATTAGATCCACCTTTACAAAAAACTTATGCAACTACTGATTGGACAAATATTGGTGGTTTTAATTCTTCAGATACTAGAAGTGGTGGTATTTTAGAAGGTTTTGGAATTAAATCAATAGACATAAAATATAACTCTAGTTTAGTCCCTACTGTAGATATTACTTTTACTGATGTTAGGGGTGGGGCACTATTTGATGTTATTAAAGATAATGATAGATTATCACCTTACAGTATATTTTTTAAAATGCCTTATCCTGTTTTTAATCTATCAATAAAAGGGTATTTTGGTCAAAAAGTAGATTTCTGTCTTCATATGGTAAACTGGACATCTAATTTTAATGGATCAACAGGTGATTTTGAAATTAGTGCGAACTTCTTAGGTTTCCAACAAGCGTTTTTAAACGATATGGTTTTAGGTAATATTATAGGTACTATAAATACAGAAGAAGGTTATAAAAATTTAAATAGAATTTTTGAAGAAAGTGAATCTTTAGTTGGTAAAACTAGTAATGTGGGTACAACTTTAGAAGATCTTAGAAAGAGTGGTGATTTAAATATAAGAAAAATAGACGATTTTTTTACACAAATAAGTAAATTACAAGTTGAATCGGAAATAATAAAAACCGATAGTAATAGTTTTCAAACGTTAAAAGATTTAAATGGTAAATTAAGTTTATTAAAAACTATTAGATCATTTATTGGTGGACCACTACCTAAAGAACCTGTTAGTAATAGTGGTGGAAGCAATCAAAAGAGTCAGGATTCAAAACCATATTTATCGTTACCTAATAAATCTGCGGTAATACAAACATCATCTATAAAAGATGATGAATCACCATTAAAACAAAATTATCTATCAATTAGAGATTACATAGTATTTAATTCTATAAATATAGCATCATTTAAATCTTATATTTCTACATTAAATTCTATTATCTTAAAATATAAAGAATATATTAATTCTAGTGAAAGGTTAAATAAACCTAATAATAGTCTAAGTGATGCAAAAAAATTAGAAGAAAAAAAAATACAGAAATTAAAAAAGTTTGATGAGAAAAAAACTAAAAAAGATGAAACTTTAATATCATATTTTGGAGATATTTTAAGTGAAGATAATTGGATTTATTACATAGTATCACCAACAAAAAACGTTAATAATAAACCTGAACCTATAAGATTAGATTCTGTATTAGAACAATTCTATACTGATGGTACTTTAATTAATTTAAAAAGAACTTATATAGATAAGTTAGATATTAATAACGATGTCAATATAGAATTATTTAAAAAACAAGTTAAAAATAGAATTTTTTATGCTCCAACAACTAAATTATTAGAATCTACTAATGTATTAGTGGCTGATTTTAGATTACAAAGGGCTATAATAGAAGATGCTATAATAGAACTTGAAAGTGTTATAAAAATAGTAAAAGAAGTAGTACAATCAGAAATAAATGAAGAATTAAATAAAAATTTTAAAGAAAGATTTAATTTTAACCCAACTATAGGAAAGTGTTTTGAAATTATTGCTAATAATACTCAAGCAATGGTTGAGACAATATACGACATAAGTAATACTGCTGAACAAAATGGTATTGCTGCGGATAGAACCTCAATTTTAAAAGG